ATGAAAAACAGAGAATCCAATGTCAGCAGCCTGCAAGAATTAGCCGATTTTAACGTCAGCTATTCCCTGCTCACAAACGAAGTCTATCTGTCTGCATCATTCATCGATAACATGGCCTGCATACCACATTGGCCAGTAAAGGAATTCCCAGATCAGTTTATGTGTGATCAGTTTATGTGTATCTCACGAACTCGCGCAAAAGAACTGATAAATGAGTTACAGAAGGCAATCAACTACATGGATGCAGGTATTGATAACTCCCATGGTAGGTGATGTAGCCCCCAGAAACACCGGACAGTAGCTGTATCTCCAGATAAGAGATAGGCTTGAATATATGTCTAACACTAACGCCAATTTTGAGATGACCGGGATCCTGTTAGGGCAAGAAGTCCGTAAACGTAAAACTCCTCAGGAGAAAATCGCCATTATCCAGCAGACGATGGAGCCGGGTATGAATGTCTCCCATGTCGCCCGCCTGCATGGTATCCAGCCCAGCCTGCTGTTTAAATGGAAGAAGCAATATCAGGAAGGCAGCCTCACCGCCGTTGCGGCCGGAGAGGAAGTCGTTCCTGCTTCTGAGCTTACAGCTGCTCTGAAGCAGGTCCGGGAGCTTCAGCGCCTTCTGGGCAAGAAGACGATGGAAGTTGAGATCCTGAAAGAAGCGGTGGAGTACGGCCAGTCGTGAAAATGGATAGCGCACGCGCCCTTGTTGCCAAAGGACGGGGAATAGCCCTGGTCAGCCGCACCATGGGCGTGTCGCGTGCGCAGCTGTCACTGCGAGTTAACCGTTCTGCCGACTGGCAGGACAGGCGCTGTAACCGGCGTAATGACGAAGCAGACGCTGAAATACTGACGGATATCCTCGATATCATCAGCGATATGCCGAGTTATGGTTATCGACGCGTGTGGGGCATCCTGCGCAAGCAACGTCGCACTGAGGGAGAGCCACCGGTGAACGCCAAACGGCTTTACAGGATAATGAGCGAGCATAACCTGTTGTTGTTGCATGACAAACCAGAGCGACCGAAGCGTGAACACAAGGGAAAAATCGCGGTGGCAGAAAGCGATATGCGCTGGTGTTCAGACGGCTTCGAGTTCGGCTGCGACAACGGTGAAAAACTGCGGGTGACGTTCGCGCTGGACTGCTGCGACAGAGAGGCCATAGACTGGGCAGCGAGCACGGGAGGCTACGACAGTTCGACCGTACAGGATGTGATGCTGAGGTCGGTGGAAAAGCGCTTCGGCGACAGGTTGCCGGACACACCAGTGCAGTGGTTGACGGATAACGGTTCAGCGTATACTGCGCATGAAACGCGGAGGTTCGCCAGAGAGCTGAATCTTGAGCCCTGTACAACAGCGGTGAGCAGTCCGCAGAGTAATGGCATGGCCGAACGGTTCGTGAAGACGATGAAAGAAGACTATATCGCGTTCATGCCAAAACCGGATGTGAGAACAGCCCTGCAAAACCTTGCAGCAGCGTTCACGCATTACAATGAAAACCACCCGCACAGCGCGCTGGGATATTACTCTCCGAGGGAATACCGGCGGCAGCGGGCATCGTTAACTTAAGATACAAAAGCGGTCCGGAGATAGCGGGTCAAGATCATAACTCCCATGGTAGGTTCAACTAGCTTTCAACGTCACACATAGCGACAGGAAATTTTTTGTACAGCGTAGATATTCCAACATCGTAGATAATTGAAACCTGCTTTTGCTCCATTCCATTTTTTATCAATCGTCCCATTTGCGCCCATTCTTCACTACTAAACTTTGGGCGCCTTCCACCAATACGCCCTTCAGCTCGTGCGGCTGCTAAACCAGCCCGGGTGCGTTCGACTATAAGCTCCCTTTCCATTTCTGCCAGTGCACCCATTACATGAAAGAAGAATCTCCCCATCGGCGTACTCGTATCGATGCTATCCGTCAGGCTCCGGAAGTTAACCCCTTTCTCCTGCAGTTCCTCCACTAACACAACAAGATGTCGCATGCTGCAACCGCATGAACTTTACCGCGCGCAGGGCTTCCCGGAGTGGTACATCATCGACCAGGACTATCGGGGCAAGAAGTACGCGAAGGACAAACAGGTTGCGCGCTGCGGTAACGCTGTTCCTCCGCCTTTTGCTGAGGCATTGGTGAGGGCTAATTTACCTGAACTATGCGTGAGCAGGGAGGCTGCGTAATGGCAAAATCAGCAGCAGAGCGCAAAGCAGCACAGCGCGCCCGCCAGTCTGCCGCTGGTGGGCGGAAACTTGAACTGGTGCTGGATGCGCAGGAACTGGAAATGCTTGCCCGAAACTGCGCAGATCGTCGACTAGGCCGCGCGCCGTATGAAATGGGGGAATATATAGCGCTTCTCATTCGCCAGGATGATGCGCGTGTAAAGGGGAATATCAAATCAATCAGCGCGAATCGCTGCGGTAAAACTGACAATGTGACATGTCACGACACCCTAAAACCTTAGAGACGAACCGCCAGATAATGTCGGTTTTTCGTTATTAAACAGGTTGGTACAAAATAACCACGCTTGATGTTTTAACGTTTTGTGCCTTTAAAAGTTTGCACTTACTGCCACTTGGGAGTATATATGCTGTACGTTTATACAGCACACTTGTGAGGGAGGGAACATGTTCAAAAAGGCGGAGGTCGGGGAACATCTCCCCGATAACGGTCGCGCTCTCATAACCTGCAAGAATGGTAAGGTGACAGCACTCAGGAACATCTACGATGATGAGCACGTAGCATCGCTTAAGTCTTTGTTAGAGCTGGCAGAACAAGCGGGTTGTGTCGTTGTTCAAAGAGGAAAAAATAAGATATAATTATGGTACCGGACTGAGCACCCGGCACCTGTATTTCTGAGCAATTGCTGCGCTAAAGGGGAAACCAATGGCGCAGTATTCATTTGTAAAATCAGCAGGCGGAGTATTAATTCCGGCGACACCTGATGCACGGGAATTTATCGAGAAAAAATTCCGTCTTGGTGCTGTTTTATATGCAGACTTTAAACAGGCACGTAATGCGGCATTTCACCGTAAATTTTTTGCACTCCTGAATCTTGGTTTCGATTACTGGCAACCGTCGGGCGGTGCAATGTCCCCGGCAGATAAAAAACTGGTTCGTGGGTATGTGCAGCTGGTGGCCCATTATGCTGGCCATGAAGAAACACTCCAGGAACTGGCCGATCAGTATCTGCGTGAAGAGGCAGAAAAACGCGCCGGTAATATCAGCGCTGTAAAATCCTTTGAAGCCTTTCGCGCCTGGGTAACTATTGAGGCGGGTTTTTATACTCAATACGAAATGCCAGACGGTACTACCCGCAACGAACCCAAATCCATATCGTTCGCCAAAATGGACGATCTCGAGTTTTCCCAACTCTATAAATCCGTACTTGATGTGCTATGGAATTATATTTTGTTCCGCACATTTCCCACCCAGCAGGCTGCAGAAAACGCCGCCTCACAATTATTCAGTTACGCCGCATGAAGAAAATCGATCTCACCAAACAGGCGCGCGGTCGCATGTGTACTGTGCGCATTCCAGGTATCTGCAATTTTGATCCAGAAACCAGCGTTCTTGCCCATTATCGCATGAGTGACACCTGCGGGATGGGAATCAAACCACATGACATGCAAGGCGCAATTGCCTGCAACTGTTGTCATGACGTAATCGATGGCCGTGCAAAAACCGATATTGATCAGGACACTCTGAGGCTATATCACGCCGAAGGTGTTTTCCGTACCCAACAAATCTGGAGAGAGGAGGCGTTTATATGATTAACCCATCAACGACAGGAAAGGGTGGTGAAATGCTGCGATTAAACACCCTCGAGTCAGTCTGGATTCAGGGGAAACTTCGTATGTGGGGCCGATGGTCATATATTGGATCCGGCTCAGGTGGTGACATGTTTAATAACCTTCTCGCGTCAAAAAAAGTCAGTAAAACTGCTATTCAGCAGGTGTTGAGGCATCTCAAATCATCGGGTCTGGATCACGGTGAACTGATGTCATATTTTCTGGACATGCTTTCCGGAAAAGAAAAAAGCAACCTTGCATTCTGTACCGATGAAGAAGGCCTGTTAATGGATGCTGTGATCGGTGAAATATTAGTTCGGACTGGTCATCAGCGCCTTTTTAAATTGGTAGTTGATCGGTACAAGGATCGTATGAGTAAGAAGGCTATGGCAAGAGAACTGAATACTCGTCACCCGGAATGGTGCCTACGTACCTGCGAAAGTCGAATTGATGTCTGGTTGCAGATGGCAGAAGCCATGCTGTACTTACCAATGTGTGATGTATTCGATAAAAAAGCTGATCGATTCCGGTTGCAAAGTTGCGCGGGGATTGCTTGAATTCAGCTATGCTCGCGAAGCTACACCCGCAGCGATAGATAAAAATTAATAACCCGCCATCAAGCGGGTTTTGTCGTTTCTGGAGGATGGAAAAATGAAATAGCTAAACGGAAATACCGTATTGGATACTATATTTTGGCAACGTGACGACAGCGTTAATCTGGTCGGGCTCTCATGGCGACGTAGTGAGGGAGAGAAAGCGTAAAGCATCACTGAGTTACGGTTGACGCCCGGTTTAACGCGTAAGTAGTCTGATAAAGAGATAGTGCGCCGCGACCCTCACAGCGGCAACGATTAACGGACCCCGGCATTTGCCGGGGTTTTCTTATTTAAGGCCGCTGACAGGTCCGTTTAGTGCAACGCCTTTCCCCGTTTCCGCTCCTGGATATTCGGGGATTTTTTATCACTCATGCCCGCTGAAGTGGGTATTCAAATTAGGGGGCTATGGTGGGTGAACCTGTATCTGCCGTCACCGCTACGACGTTAACCCTGACCAGCGTTACTTTTGCGAGCCTTTTCGCTGATACTCCTGCGGGGGTTTATGTCGGGGCGTTTGCAGGTGCGGTTGTTTATGTTCTGTCATCGCAGGAATTGAGCAGGTTTGCGCAGGTCGGTTATTTCGTAGCGTCGTTTCTTATCGGCATACTTGGTGCCGATTTTACGACAGCAATCCTGAATGGAATGCTCGGCAAGCATTTTCCTGATGGAGTAACGATCGGTAACTGGCTTGGCGCTACTGTAGCGGCAGCGGTTGGTGTCTGCATTCTGATTTCGTTGCGGAAAATCGACCCCAAAACAATCCTGAGCCGTCTGATATCCGGGGGGAGTGGGGATGGTAACGTTAAATGAATTTCTCCTGATCGTTAATGCTCTCGCTTGCGCAGTCAGCGCAACAACCCTCGGTACATTCCAGCGCAAAGGGGCGAAACACAAACGTATTGGCGCGTTTCTGGCGTTAGTGCTGATCATCGCCTGTGGCTCAGTAACTATCCAAATTCTTACCGGGGAATATACCGTAGCAAATCCATCGGAAACGGTGATCAACGTAATGCTGACCATATTTATCGTTTCTGCAAAAGGGAATGTGATGCGGGTTTTTAACCGGAATGTAGTCAGTTCGGATAAATAGCTAAGGTAATTCAATGAATAAATCACAGTTTCAGAAGGCGGCTAATATCAGCGCCGAGTTAGCTGCGCGTTGGTTTCAGCCAATTGATGCGGCGATGGCTGAATTTGGCATAACTTCTGCCGATGATCAGGCGATGTTTATCGCTCAGGTGGGGCATGAATCTGGAGGTTTCACACGAATTGTGGAAAACCTGAATTATTCTGCTGATGGCTTAAAAGCAACTTTCGGAAAGTATTTCCCCGGCGACACCGCTCAACAATACGGCCGCACTGCTGATCATCCGGCGGATCAAAAATCAATTGCAAATATTGTTTACGCCCACCGGATGGGGAATATTGCAGAAAGCGATGGCTGGAATTATCGCGGTCGCGGCCTGATTCAGATTACCGGGCACGACAATTACCGGGATTGCGGCGCTGGCCTGGGTGCCGATTTGCTACTGGTTCCGCAGTTGCTGGAGCAGGACGAATATGCGGCTCGTTCGGCAGCGTGGTTCTTTGCCTCGAAAGGCTGCCTGAAACGCAGTGGCGATATTACGGCAGTAACAAAAATCATCAATGGTGGCACCAATGGCCTTGATGATCGTAAAGCTCGCTACGAAAAAGCGAAATCGGTACTGGTATGAGTGCACTGCTTGCCATAGCCGAGAAATACTGGAAGCCACTGGTGATCACGTTGCTGGTGGCTTTTTCGTTATGGCGTGTATTCAACGCGGGATATGAATCGGCTGATTCTGCCTGGAAGCAACAATGGCTACAGCGAGATCTGGCTGACTCAACCGCAACCTTACATAGAGAGGTTGCCGAGCGAACCGAAGAACGGCGGCGTCAGCAGGCGGCAGACGAGGAACGAAAACGTGCAGATGAGGAACTGGCAAAAGTACAGGCTGATGCTGACGCTGCTCAGCGGGCTGGTGATGGGTTGCAGCAACAACTCGCCACGCTACGCAGGCAACTCGCAGGAAGTGAAACCGGCCGCATTTCCGCAATTGCAGCAGCAGGCGCGGCAAAAGCCGAGACCACAAGAGTGCTTGCCGAGCTGCTTGGCGAATCTGACAAAAGAGCGGGCATCTATGCAAAAGAGGCTGATGAACGCTATGCAGCAGGATCAAGCTGCGAACGAACCTACGACAAAGTGACAGGAACAAATAATGGAAATTAAGTTGGTCAAATACTGGAAGGTTGAGTTATTCGAACAGCAGAAATCAGGGGTTTCTGTATTGATGGCTGAATCCAGGAAGCCATTTTTCACCGGATACTCAAAAGAGCGAATTAACCCCGAGAAAATCCACGGTAGCGAGTTTATTTCGCTAGCTCCGACTCCTGATTCACTGGCACTTGAATCTGTTCGGTTGTATCGGGTTGATGAAATCAAATGCATCCCGGTTTACGAACAGGAAGTTGACTCTTTTGCAGAAGCCGCAGAGCCACTGATTAAATGGATGGCAGAAAGCGTTCACCCACACCACTCAGCGATCGTAACTTCGACTGGCGCGGAGCTATTGATGAGCGAAAAGACTCACAATACCGAAAAATATCTCAAAGACTGACATTACAGAAGCTATTCACGTAGGGGCTTCGATAATGCAAGGCTAAACATTGTCTCCCACCGCGCACCCAGCGCATGGCAACAGGCGGCATTTATTTTGTTCTGATTTCCCGACAGGTTTGCATTCACGGCAGCATAAACGATCAGTTTCTGATCCATGCGCTATCGCTACTTGCCGGAGTCATAGTTTTCAGACCAGAGGATTATTCTTTATGTCCAGAGCGAACTGGGAGGAACGATTATCCCTGTTCGCTGATGAATGGAAGCGAACGGAGATATCACCAAAAGAGTGGTGTGAAAGAGAAGGGTACTCATGGGGAACGGCGAAAGCATACATCTCGATAAAGGCGGCAAAAGTGCTGCTTTCTTCAGATGGAGTTATCACCGAGAAGCCAGAAAAAAAAATTGCGAAAAAAAAAGTTCGGAAAAAATCGCGAATTCGGAGATAGAAAAAAGTGCTGAAGAGTTAGCGGAAAAAAATGGGCTGACGGCGAAGCAAAAAAAATTTATTGCCGAATATCAGAAAGATAATAACGCGACTCAGGCGGCGATTAGAGCCGGGTACAGCGAAAGGAACGCCGATAAAATCGGACCAGAGTTGCTGGGGAAAACTAGGGTAGCGAAAGAAATCGCGAATCTGCAGAAAGCCCACCTTTCCCGAACATTAATAAAAGCAGACGACGTGCTCGAAAAAATGTGGCAGCTCGCCACCTTCGACGCTAACGAGATTTCTCAATATCGGCGTGGTGCCTGTCGTTACTGCTGGGGGTTTGGTCATCATTATCAGTGGCGTGATGCAATCGAGTTTGAAGAAAAAAGCTCTGGTGCTCGAGCGAAGAAAGGCAAAGAGCCTAACGATGCTGGTGGATATGGTTACAACCATAATGACGAACCTAATCCTGAATGTCCTCGCTGTAACGGTGACGGAGTAGGGCGTGCGCATTTCGCCGATACGACAAAACTTTCCTCTGTTGGCCGGCTTGCGTATTCCGGTACGAAGCTGGTTAAAGGTGGCATTGAGATTACTGCCATCAGCCGGGAAAAAATGTTTGAAGCGATTATGCGTAGATTAGGCCTTTCCGATACCGAACTGGCCCAACGGCTGCTTGAGCTTGAAATACGCAAACGTACTGCTGAGGCAGAACGTCTTGAGCATGAAACGGAGCTGAAGCGAAAAGGCAAAAGCGATGAGAAGCCGACCATCGTTATTAAACTGGTGAATTCCCCTGATGACGACTGAACACGTTATTAAGTTTTTGCCATTTCACGACGGGCAGAAAAAGATTTATCGATCTCCAGCAAAGAGAAAAGTAATCCGTGCTGGTCGCCGTTATGGCAAAACGACAATGCTTGAGCAGGCCGGGGGAAACTGGGCGGCACGACAAATGCGAGTCGGTTGGTTTGCCCCGTCATATAAAATTCTTCTTCCGTCGTTCAAAGCGATTCGGGAACTGTTGAAGCCGATCACAACCAGTTCAAGTAAGACCGATTCGATTATTGAGACCATTGGCGGCGGTCAGGTCGAATTCTGGACTCTGGATAACCCCGACGCTGGGCGATCCCGTAAATATCACAAAGTCATCATTGATGAGGGAAGCCTGGTCAAAAAAGGCATGCGTGATATCTGGGAACAGGCAATCGAGCCGACACTGCTGGATTTCGACGGTGATGCTGTAATGGCCGGTACGCCTAAGGGTGTGGATGATGAGAATTTTTTCTATCAGGCCTGCAATGATAAATCGATGGGGTGGGAGGAGCACCACGCGCCAACAGCTGCGAACCCAACGATTAACCCCGCAGCACTGGCGAGGATTATTGACGGTCGCCCGCCGATGGTTGTGCAGCAGGAATATAACGCAGAGTTTGTGGACTGGCGCGGACAGAACTTTTTCAAACTCGATTGGCTGCTGGAGAATGGCGAAGCTGTCGATTATCCGTTTGCCTGCGATACCGTTTATGGCGTTGTTGACTGTGCGCAGAAGGGGCAGTTACAGAACGACGGATCTGCGTGCATCTGGTTTGCGCTAAATTCGCTGCCGACGCCTCACCTGGTCATTCTCGATTGGGACATTATCCAGATTGACGGTTATTTCCTGAAAGATGTGGTGCCGCAGTGGATAAACAAGGCCAAACAGCTTAGCGAAATCTGCCGGGCACGCATGGGCACCACCGGGCTGTTTATTGAGGATAAGGCCACCGGCATTACGCTGCTGCAACAAGGCGCTAATGAAGGCTGGAACGTTCACCCCATCGATAGCGAGTTAACGGCGCTGCCGAAAGAATCTCGCGCCATCAATATTTCTGGATATGTGGCGTCCGGGAAAGTTCGCATTTCTAAATACGCCTTTGACAAAATCGTTGAGTACAAGCAGTCGAAGAAAAATCATCTTCTGACACAGGTGCTCAAGTTCATCATCGGTGAAGAAGACCAGGACGACGATCTGTTTGATTGCTTTAACTACGGCGTCGCGCTGGGTCTGGGTAACGGAGAGGGGTTCTGATGCAGGACGACGATATTTGCATGGGTAGTAATGCTGGCGTCCTCAGTAAGATTCTGGAGGGCGACAGCATTGAACCCGGTGCGCAGGCGGGGTATGAGCTCTGCAAGCTGATTTACCTGTTTCACCCGCTGGGCGGAAAGATGGTCGACCGACCGATAAAACTGGCGATGTCGGAACCACGAACCGTACATGTAACGCGCGGGCCTGAGAAGCGGTTGCGTGAGGCGTTCGAACGGGAATGGAAAGCGATTAAAGCCGATCGCATTATTGCGAATACTGCACGCCAGTCCCGTATTTATGGTGTTGGCGCAGTCGTGATGCTCATTGAAGGCGAGCCCACGAACGAGGCCGCAGGGTTCGATACGCTTTACAGAAAATCCATCACCTTTAACGTGCTGGATCCGCTGAACACTGCCGGTTCTGTAGTGCTCAATCAGGATCCTAACTCTGCTGATTTCCAGAAAGTGGGAAGCGTTACCGCGGCAGGCAAGCCTTATCACCATAGCCGTTGCTGCGTGATGATGAACGAGGATCCGATCTATCTGGCCTACACGCCATCGTCTTTCGGGTTTGCCGGGCGCAGCGTTTACCAGCGTGCACTTTATCCACTGAAATCATTCATTCAGTCGATGCGCGCTGATGACATGGTGACGATTAAAGCCGGGCTGCTGGTGGCGTTCATCAAACAGGCCAGCTCCATCGTCAATAACATGATGCAGAAAATGTCCGGGATTAAACGCTGGATGTTGAAACGCGGTGGTAACGGTGACGTGTTGCAGGTAGGAGAGAATGACAAGATTGAATCTCTCGACATGCAGAACCTCGAAAAGCCGCTGGATACTGCCCGTAACCACATTCTGGCGAATATCGCGACGGCGGCAGATATGCCCGCGATTCTGCTCAACAGTGAGACGTTTACGCGCGGGTTTGGTGAAGGAACAGAGGATGCAAAAGCGGTCGCCCAGTATATCGACGATGTACGTAAAGATTTGCAGCCGCTTTATGATTTTTTCGTGCGCATCGTTCAGTACCGGGCGTGGTCACCTGAATTTTTCGACGCTCTGAAAAACGATTTGCCCGAGTACAAGAGTCTCAGTTGGGAGGCGGCTTTCAGTTCCTGGGTGAACAATTTTGAATATGTCTGGCCTTCGTCTCTGAAAGAGCCGGAAAGTGAAAAAGTCAAAGTCGATGAAACGCGCTTTAAGGCGATCACTGAGATGTTGACTGTGCTGCTTCCGCAACTCACCAAAGACCCGGAAAACAGGGCGACGCTTATTAAGTGGGCCTGTGAGAATGCCAACATGAACGAAAACCTGTTTGCCGATCGGCTTGAGCTGGATTATGAGCTGCTGGAGAAATTCCCTCCGGATCCACCTTCAACAAGCAATGATAGGGAGGATGGTGATAATGGCCTCATTCGTGAAAGAGCTGCGTGAAGCCATTAAACATTTTCTGGAGTACGGTTACAGCAGCGAAGAAAGCCTCATTATGTGGACTGAGCGCCTGCGTAATGCCACTGAAAATAAGGTCGATGGCAATGACTTGTATCGATATACCAGTCGCCGGTTAACTGCTGCTTATGATTTGGAAATTGGCCGGGGAAAAGCGCTGAAACGCCACATAGGGGTGAGCCGCTTCACGCTGAATTATCTTGAGCCAAAACTGCGCGCCGAGCTGGACCGCCGGATCATGGCATCCGCTGGCCTGATAAAACTCAACCGTTCGCAGGCTATCGACAAAACAATTCAACGTTTCAGCGGGTGGGCAACCAGTATCCCACCGATAAGTGAAATCAGCGTTGGCCTGTCGGCTTCTTCCCGAACGAGTGCAATTGCCACTAGTCAGCACATCGCAAAGTCAGCTCGCCAGATTGATTTCGAGCAGCGCCGGGTGATGGTGGATCAGACACATAAGCTGATTGCCAATATCGATAACATCATTGCGACCGATGGCGGGGCGATTGCGGCGGTGTGGCACAGCCACTGGCGCCAGCCAAATTATGATTTCCGTGAGCCTCATAAGGAGCGTGATTTACTGGTGTACGCCATTCGTGGCAACTGGGCGATGAAAAAGGGTTTCATGAAGGTCGGTCCGGCGGGCTATCTGGATGAAATCACCCAGCCCGGCGAAGAGGTGTTCTGCCGTTGCTATCTCACCTATATCTACAACGTCCGAAGCCTTCCTGATGAGATGAAAACCGAAAAATGGCGAAAGTTCATCGAGGGAAACAAATCTGTCGGTCGTCGTTCTGCAAACTTTGAGGCCATAAAAAACGGAGGATAAGTGAAAACCTACGCTGCCGGGATCCTGTTCAAGTCTGGCGGGAAAATATTTCTGGTAAAGCGTGGGGATGATGGTTCATGGGCGGTACCGGGTGGGAAACTCGAAGAGGGCGAAACGCCGGAAGCCGCAGCAAGGCGTGAAGTGATGGAAGAATGCGGGTTTGATTATTCCAGCCCCCTGACGCCGCATACCCTGATTGATGGCTATGTTACCTATCTTGCTGATGATGTTGAGCAGTTCGACGCGGTTCTGAATGAGGAGAATCAAGCTTATGGCTGGTTTTCTCCTGCTGAACTGCCCGATCCGCTACATCCCGGCATGGTGGCGATGCTTGATGCCGAACCACTAAATGAAATGGACGTTGCCGGGCTTATCGCTCACGGGCAACTCACATCCCCGCAATTTTTCAGAAATATGTACCTGTGGGCGCTGCGTATCACCGGAACGGGTGTTACCTGGCGATCCAGATTCAGGCAATACGCCTACCGATCCCCTGAAAACTATCTGACGGATGAATTCCTCGCCCGGTGCTCTGGGCTGCCGGTTATCTGGTGGCACCCGGAGAAAAACACGCTCAGCAGCGAGGAATTCGCCTCAAGGACGATCGGGACCATCGCGTTTGCCTGGATAAAGGGTGATGAGGTGTGGGGAATGGCCCGCATCTATGACACCGACGCCGCTGCGAATCTTTCAACGCGGCAACTGAGCACATCCCCCACGGTGGTGGGCGGCGATGACGTTCTGATCAACGTCGACGGTGAACCGCTGCTGCTGGAAGGAACTCCGGAATTGTTAGATCACCTTGCGATTTGTGAACAGGGCGTCTGGGACAAGCTGGGAGAACCGACGGGAGTTAAATCCGACACACTTGTAAACGAGGTCCAGAAAATGGATGAAGAAAAATTATTAGCACTCATTAACCAGGCGCTGGACGCTCGCGAAGCCCGCGCAAAGGCTGACGCCGAGGAAAAAGCGAAAGCAGATGCAGAGGCCGCAGAAAAGGCTAAAGCCGATGAAGACGCCGCCCGCATTAAGGAAGAGGAAGAAAAAGCGAAGGCTGACGCCGAGGCAAAAGCGAAAGCTGATGCGGAGGCAGAAGAAAAGGCCAAAGCGGACGCCGAGCTGGAGAAAATCCGCGCAGACATGGAAGAAATGAAAAGCCGTGTGCCGCAGGAACTCAGCGACGAAGAGCGCAATGAGATCGCTGATACCCAGTGCAAAGCTGACAGCGTATTTGCCTCTTTCGGCGAACGCGCGCCGCAACCTATGGCGGGTGAACGTGCGCTGCCCTACCGCCGCCGCATCATGACCCGCCTGCAGAAATATTCTCCTGATTATAAAGAAGTGGATCTGCATGCCATCGCAGACAGCCAGCTCCTGAGCATCGCGGAGAAAAAAATCTATGCCGATGCGCAGGCATCAGCGGCATCCAGCCTGGAACCCGGCGCTGGGCTGCGTGAAGTCATTCGCACCGATGCCACCGGGCGCCGTATCAGCACCTTTATCGGCGATCCGTCAGCAACATGGGCGCCTTTCCAGGCTGTCAGCCGTAAAGTCGCTGGCATCAAACAGTAATCAACCGGAGAACAAACAACATGTCGAGCGTTTTGACAGTAAATCCAATGCAGACCACTAACGCCCGCGGTACTTTTTACGTCAAGTCTGATGGTCTTATTCAGGGTGTGGCGCTGGACGATCCGGCGGCGCGTTATGCGCTGGCATCCGGTACTGTTGCCAGCGATGAAGTTAAACCAATGTGGGGCGGTCTGGCTGTAAATGAACTGGTTCCCGGCGCTTCGTCTGCTCCGCGTAGCAGTATCATCAAGCGGGCAGGCACACTTACTCAGCTGGTGGGATTCACAGTTTTCAATCAGGCACATAACGGCCTGACCACTCCGCAATCACCGGTACCGCTTTACCTCAGCAATATGAGCGTTTCTTTTTATCGCCTGGGTTCGGGGATGCGTGTTCCGGTTAAAGCTTCCGATGCTGTTATCTCACTGGCCAGCGCGGGGATCTCCGTTAATCAGCCGCTGGTGTGGAATTTTGCTGAGGATTGTCTGGATGTATTCAGCACTGCGGCGGCTGATGTGGCTACAACAGCTATCACATGGACCGCACCCACCGCGAATGCGGCTGGATATGCAACAGCGACGACCGACAGCGCTCATGGACTGAAAGTGGGCGCATATGTCGCGATTTCTGGTGCGGCTCCGGTTACTTACAACGGTACCGTTCAGGTGCTCAGCGTGCCGTCGGCGACAACTTTCACCTTTACGCCGGTTTCAGTGCCTGCAGGCAATGCGACCACTCAGGGTACCGTAGGTGCGGTAACAGTGCAGGATGTCGCCCTTCCGGTAAAAATCATCGAAATGCAGATGGGTAACAGCAAAACCGTTTCTTACGATGCGGCGACGGGCTTTGCTACCTGGAACGACAGCGGAAACGCTGCGGTAATTCTGCTGTAATCAGGAGAGGCTAAGAGATGCCAGCTATTACACCCGCTTATCAAATTGTAAACCCGTCGTACATCATGCCGGAAATGATCCTGTCGTATCAGCAGGCGTCCGGCGCATTTTCTGTCATGGCCAGCGGTAACCCGCTGGTTCGCCTGTCAGACGGCGACCAGTACGTTTATATGAAACGCCTGGATATTCGCACTCAGGTAACCTCCAGCCAGTCAGGGAATGCCAACCAGTTACCCTCTGTTGCACTGGATGCGCGAATGGTCAGCACGCCAACGTATATGTTCCGCGCGCGCGCCATTTACGATCATCACGATATGGCTGCAGCAGGGAACTGGGGGATTGCACTCCCTGAAGCCCAGCGACTTGGTACCCGACAGGCTATTTTCCAGCAAATGCGTAACGCGCTGCTCTATGGCATGAACCCGGCTGGTGGTGAGGGCGTTCTGAATACCAACGGCGCAACCACTATCAGCCTGCCGGCAGACAGCGGCGGGAACACTACCGTACTTACTTACGATCATGGCGAAATGGCAGTGTTTCTGCTGGCGCAGATTCAGGCGATCCGTACCCGTACCATGCAAATGGGGCGGGCGTCACGCATGGTTATCCTCGGTCCTCAGCGCACGCTGGGTACGATGGAAATGCAGCAGATCGTTCAGTTGACCAGCTACCAGCGTCCGGGCGGTGGTACTTCAACGGTGAAAGGTACCGTCAACGGTGTCTCAGATGAGGCAGATTGCGAAATTGAATGGGGCTATGACGATACGCTGATTGGCGCCGGGGCTAATGGTACGGATGCGATCATCATCGCCATGCCGGAAGTTGAGCGCCCTGAGGTTAACGCGAAAATTAACACCAACGAATTCGCCAAACTTAGCCCTTCACTGGAAGCCACATCACTGATGTTGTGCGACATGGCGGCACCGCGTGAAATTCCAACGCCGATCGCGGGCGGGGCCATTGATGTGCTGTCCGAACTGCGATCCACCTCTGGCTGGGTGCTTCGCCCTGAGGCGCTGACCATCATTTCGATGAAATACAGCGATTAATTATTAAGTTCCCTCGCTGATTTCCCTGCGATCCGGAAGGTTCGCGGGGATTTTTTTATCCAGGAGTAAACATGAAACTGTACATCGCCAATACCACCAAACAGCGCCACGATTTCGCCTATCGCAAGCCGGAGACCGGACGCCTTGTGTATCACCCGATTAATGCGGGTTCTCAGGCTGTTGTCATCGATGGCACCCGCGCCGAAATCGACCTCATTATTCAGCAGCACGCCGATTACGGCCTGATTGATGCGACAAAAATCGACCAGAACCGCATATATATCGGGCTGTGTTACAGCGTAGATAAACCTGTCGCATCGAAAGTCATTGAAAAAGCCATGCGGGATAACGACAGCCACCTGAACCGAGCGGCACACGATCGCCGTCAGGCATCCGTGCTGGCAACAAATAACGCTCTCACCGAGCAGGAAAACGGCTATCTCGGTGAGCTTGAGGTCAGTGCAGAGCAGCGACTGAGCGCCACCGATGACCGTGACGAAACAGCGTTTGTCGATGAGACGCTGGCTGTGAGTACGGGATCCAAAAAGAAAAAATAAGCGAGGGACGCCATGCCTGAACTGGCCGGATTTATCCAGTTTATTCGTAATACGATGGGGATTAATGCATACGCGTTACCTGATGACGATCCGGCCATTAATCTTACCTGGTCAATGTCGCTGGACTGGGTGAACAGGCAGATCGCCTGCATCAGTCCGGTTCTGTATTCACAGGCTGTTTATAACCTCGCGGCTTCCTTTCTGATTAACTTCGGTCCTGAGTCTGTCTTCGGTCCGGTGCGCGAGAAACTGGGCATCAACAATTTTACTGCTGGTGTTATCAGCGCTTCCTCTGACGAGTCAACCAGCCAGACGCGGGTAGTGAGTGACGCACTGAAAAATCTCTCGCTTGCTGACCTGCAACAACTTAAGGACCCTTATGGTCGATGGTATCTGGCAATTGCGCAGCAGTACGGCGATCTGTGGGGGCTGACGTGAAACTTCACCTGGGCGTGATGGACATTCCCTATGAAAACGAGAATACGACCACCGGCGATGTGGCCGAAATTCTTGAGGGAAAATACCGGATCATGCAGACGTTCTTCGATCGTCACAGCGAGGAAATTGCGCTGATGATGAGTAATGACCTCGCGGCGGGACTGGAAACTATGTTGGCTGGCGCGCCGCTGCCTGCGGATCCCTTTGCCGAATCCATGTCACAGGTACATCACCTCTTTGTTGCTTTCCTCGATAACGCAGAGATGAACGGCACAGAAGGTGTGCCGACTGCTCGCGCGCTTGAGGGGATCAGTAAGCGATTTAAAAACAAGAAAGGGGAGCCACGTCCCTCTTTCATCGATACCGGCATGTTTCAGGCGTCGATGCGCGCATGGGTAAGCGGGGTGCTGAATGCCTTCCCTAAGTGAGTTGTCTCAGGCCAAAACGGAGCTAAATGCTTCGCTGGTTCAGGGGCTGGAAGATATAAGCCGATCTGCATCGGTGACGTTCACAAAGTACATCCGGAAAGTTCTGCCTCTGGATGGCTTTGTTTTCTGGGTGAAGGCGTCGATTCTGGCAGAGAATCCCGGCAGCGAGCCGGATATCAAAGATGTCAAAGGCTACCTTCACCTGACGACGGAGAGCATTCAGGACGAGGAGCAGTTGTACGATAAAAACGTTGTCACGTTCACCGCGCAGTCGGATATCGATCCTTTCAACGATATCGGTTCAGAGGTGCTTTATATCGGCGAGTTCTACGGCATTAAGTTTGCCTTTTCCCGGCGCTCTGGCCTCAATGAGCCCGCCAATATCTACCACTACACCGGCAACGCGATTTACCCGCATATGCTCTCACAGATTATCAGCTCGCCGGATGATATCGATCTGGATGATGTGGTGGTTTCCAGTTCGCTGCCGATCTGGTTGTCCTTAAACAAAATCATGCCGATGTTCCCGGCGATGCTCTCTGAGCAGAACCTGTCACCGCCTTATGCGACAGTGAAATGTTCGGCCCCGGCGGGCATTGCTTCAGGTGCGTATATCGATGATACCTCAAGCCAGTGGCAGCTCGTCTCCGAGGATGTGACAGTTTCTATCACCGGCCTGAGAAATTCCGATGCTATGGATTTTTTGCTTATGGTGCATCAGTACACCCTGGCGGATGGCGCGGAAATGGGGATCAACAATATCCCTGTTATCGAAGACAACCGGGTTTCTCAGAACGAGCTGAATATTCTTGCGATGAGAAAAACCATCAAATTCAAAATCAATTACTACCAGCAGCGGATGAGGAATATCGCCCGCCAGCTGATCACGTCTGCAATCCCGTCCATTTACGTGGAGAAATAGCTAAATGGCAATTGTTAACATTAATATCTCGGTGACGAATCCGCCTAAGCCGACAAATTTGCTGAAGTCCGGCGCGCTGGTTTCAACAGGAGGAACCACCCTGACGCCGGGGAGTTTCCAGCTGCTGACGTCAAAAGACGACCTGAAGACGATCGCTACACCGGCGGCGACTATTTCAGCGATGGAATGGGATTCAGGTGTGGTTACCGTAACCCTTGATGAGGCGCACGGCTGGACAACAGGTGATACGGTACCGGTTGTTATCTCCGATGCTCAACCGGAAGCGTACAACGGTGCGTTCACCGTCACCGCAACCAGCGCCACGGAGTTCACCTACCCACTGAGCGACGACCCGGGGGCCGCGACTACCATGGGGACGGTTGCGACCGTCGCCGCGGGCGAAACGGCGCAGATGAATACCACGTTCTGGGCGCAGGGCTCAAGCCGGGCTGTTTATGTGCTGGAGCTGGGCGACCTGAGTGTGAAATCGGCGGTGGCCGCGCTGAGCACCTTCATTGATGAAGATATCGCGCTGGGCAATACGTATCAGAAATTCTTCTCCTATCTGGTGCCGCGCGAGTGGGATGCTGAACCGACGTTTAAGACGCTCGCCAATAACTACACTTCGCCGGGATCGCTGGTGAAATTTTTCGTCACCACCACCATTTCGACCTATGCGGACTGGGTATCAGGAAAATACCCGAATGTTTTTGCGGGGGTTGAGGCTTCGGCCATTGGCGAAACTGAGTTTTCTATGGCTGCGCCGTTCCAGTCGTCTCTGGTTAACGATCCTGGCTCTTCAAATATGGTTCCGCCGATGGCGTTCCGCTTCATGTATGGCGTGACAGAGTATCCGCCAGCGGGTAATGGCACGCTGCTGAAGACGCTGCAGGACAGCAATATCAACTACATCGGCACGGCAGCGGAAGGTGGGCTGAGCAATAAAATGCTGGTGGCCGGGCATATGCTCGACGGCAACCCGTTTAACTACTGGTACTCAGTGGCCTGGTGCGCACTCAATCTTGAAATCGATATTGCGAACGAGATTATCAACGGCTCTAACACCACCGTTAACCCGCTTTATTACGATCAGCCCGGCATCGGACGTCTCCAGCGCCGCAGCCTGAAAACGCTCCGCTCAGGTATCAGTTACGGCCTGATTCTGGGGCAGGTGATTGATGCGCAGCTCACACAGACAGACTTTAACGAAGAGTACGAGAAAGGCACGTATGCGGGGAATGCAGTTATCAATGCTGTGCCGTTCGCTGATTACACCAGCCTGAATCAGTCCGATTACGCCGACGGGAAATATAACGGCCTGAGCGCCGTTGTAACGCCTCGTCGCGGCTTTGAATCCATCACGTTTAATCTCAACGTAACCAATTTTGTGGGGGCGTAATCAATGCCAAATCCATTAGTCCCTCAGGGCTTTCTTAACCGCGTCCGGGGATCGGTGACTATTACCGATCTTCCGGCTCTGAACGTCACGGCATCCTATCTGGGCAAGGATGCGATCAGCATGCGGCCGGATTCGAACGCGACCGATATTCTCCCCACGCTGACGGGAACCGTCGGCAGCCAGGCTCCCTATCAGCAGGTTACGCTGACCGTGCATCTGCTGAAAACGCAGGGGCTGGCAGCCAGCTACCAGCAGCGTTTCGCTTCCGATACTTCTCTCGGTGAGGTTGTTGTCACGCCGGATGCGACCACCTTCGGAAACTACACCGTCCTGAACTGCTATCTCGTCAGCTTTAATGAGATCCCGATGAACGGCATGGACCCGGGTTATGTCGTGACCATTTCCGGCTATCTGACAACGAACGATAAGATGTGGGGCTAATTGCTGTGAAAATTGACCGCAAACTGAATTTTGTCAGCACCATCACGCGCGATGATGGCTCTCTGGTTTATCTGCACGTCACGCCTTTCCCGTATGAGGTAGTAGAGGAAAACTGCGTTCTGCTGGGAAATCTGTTCAATAACTTTTTCACGATGGTCGGCACCGTCGGCGCACCGCGCGTGGCCGCCATGATGCTGCGAAAAGTCCTCAAGTCACAGCAGGATAATGGGGCTATGCCGGATGGCACGCCGACGCTGATGGATGATATCGAGCGGCTGACCACCGTTATCTGGAAAGATGACGGTGTGTGGAAATCGGTTCCCCTGGCGGCGGCATTCAAGGGGGGAATTATCACCCCCGATGAATACCGGGAAGTTGAAGGCGAGGTGGTTTTTTTTATGGTGAGCTCTGCCATTCAAAAAGCGGATCTGCTCTCGGGAACGATGGGAAAATCGCTCGAAATGTACAGTGGGCAACTCGTCTCATTGAACGTTATGGCGTATCGCGATTCTTTACCGACGTCGAAAACGGATACCGATACCCCGATCCCGGAAGCCCAGCCGGAACTATCGCACATACCCTCCTGACGTGGGCATCAAACGAAGGCTTCCGGGATCTATGCCGGGAAAATGACTGGGGGGATTACAAAAGCCCCCTGCATTTCCGGGAGCGCTTCATTCTGGAAGAAATAAGGCAGAGGGGCTATTTCAATGGCAGCTAAATCCGTTGTTGAAATTGATGTGCAGGACGAGAAATTTCAGTCGTTTCTTGAAAAATTTGGAGAGTATCAAAAAGCCCTCGAGGAGCTTCCGGATCAGTGGCGCGGCATTGCCCAGGGCATGGGCGACACGACCAAAGAAACGGAAAAAGCCCGCGGGCTCACCGAGGCCGTAACCAAAGCGTTCAACGATGGTGTCGCGTCGATAGCGTCGCTGAATGATGGCCTCGACCGGCTTAATGGCAATCTGGAAAAGGCTAATAAAACCCAGTCGGAGCTCAACAAAAAATCCGGCGGCGCGGGCAAATTCCTGAAACAAGCCAGCAAGGATGCGAAATCGCTCGCCGGGCACATCAAGAATGCGACGACAAGTTTGCTTTCGTGGGGCTCCGTTCTTGGGCTGTTCTCCGGGCTGGCGGGCGCGGGCAGTCTGTGGGGCCTGAATCGTCTTTCCGGTTCGGCATCCGCGCAGCGCTTTACCGCGATGGGGCTCGGTACCACGGCGGGCGGTCTGAATTCAGCCGCGATTAATTATCAGAAGATTTTGGGCAACCCAACCGGCACGCTCGGGGCCATCCGCGATGCACAGATGGACCTGAGCAAACGCTGGCAGTTTAAGGCGCTGGGTATCGATAACGCCGATCAGGACCCGGCCAAAATGCTGCCACAGCTCATACGCGGCGCGCGTGATGCGTTTGTTCGTAGTGGCAGTTCGCAGCAGGGGGCCGAGGCCTACGGGCTGACGAACTATTTCAGCCTGGACGACCTGAACCGCTTCAAAAAAATGAGCGATGCCGAAATCAACGCCATGACGAAGCAGGCTCAGGTTGACGCGCAAAAGCTCCAGATCTCGGATGCGCAGCTGCGGCAGTGGCAGGATTTCAATATTCAGCTCGACCGAAGCAAAACCAGCGTTGAGAACACGTTTATTAAAGGCCTCGCGCCACTGGCGCCACAGCTTGGAAAACTCTCCGATGCGTTTTCCGGCGCTATCGAAACCGTTCTGAAATCTCCTGAGCTGGGGAAATGGATCGACGGTTTATCAAGTGGCATTCAGCGGTTCGGCAACTATCTCGCTTCGCCTGAATTCAAAACCGACGTTGAAGCGTTTATGTCCGGTGTTGAACGGATGGGCCGCATGATCGGCAAGGTTATCGACTGGGTAACCGGCAAGTCGAAAATCACCGTTGATGACGTCAAATCACACTCATCCATTTTGTCTGACAAGCCAGTGAGGGACCCCGGCACTGGGAAAAGTTATGTGCCCGGGAGCGACGACGACCCTCGCGTTTGGGGATGGCTGAAGGGAGTACGCCATTTCTTCTCGAGTGGCAAGGTCACGCCTGTTGATCCACAGCAGGCCGATGTGAATGCGAAAGGCCGGACGATTGCGGACCGGTTCAACAACCCGGCCAACCTGCGCGCGGCTAGCGGGTACGAAACGGCCAATACCAAAAGCGGCAAATTTGCTGTTTTCCCGACGCTGGATGAGGGCGTTCTTGCCGCGGCAAAACAGCTGCAACTCTACGGCTCCCGGGGTATCAACAACATTCACGATATTGTCGGTAAGTGGGCTCCCCCGAACGAGAACAACACCCAGGCTTATATTCAGCACGTTGTGAAAGCGACCGGCCGCAGTGAGCACGAAAGTTTGAACCTGGGGGATCCGAAGCTGCTGGCGAAGCTGATTTCGGCCATGTCGGTGAAAGAGGGGGCGGGCTCGCGTGTCAGCGAGGAGAAAGTTATTCAGATATTCAACAACACAGGCGGAAACGCGATTGTTTCAAGCACTCAACTCGGAGGTTACAGCTGATGGCGTTCACCCGCGAACTCTACAAACTCGGCTTTGAAATCTCGCCGGTGATCCTTTGTGATGGTGTGGCGCAGAGTATTCCCGGCGGCATGCTGCCTGTTGTGGCTCTCACGCAGAGCGCCAGCTACGTGACCGGGCTGCTGGGCGGTGCAATCGAGCTCACCGACATGGACAAGTATTTTTGTCACTGGAAGGTCGCCCAGGGCGGAACGATGGTCGATTATGACATTGGCCGCTATCCCTTTGCGAACCAGGCGGTCGCCGCAAACGCTTTACTGTCTCAGCCGCTACGCGTTCCGATGCTGATGGATGCACCTGTGAATGAAAACACCGGCGCGATGACAAAGCTGGTCACGCTGAGTGCGCTGCAGATGGTCCTGCAGGCTCATGCCAACCTGGGCGGAACGTTCACGGTCGCAACGCCCAGCCTGATTTACAGCAACTGCATACTGCGCACCGTCCGCGATGTGACCGGCTCGAATGAGCCGCTGCCGCAGCGACAATGGCTGTGGGAGTTTGAGCAGCCCCTCATAACTGAAACCAGCGCAGAGCAGGCCACCAACAATTATTTGAGCAAAATTGACAACGGCGATAAAGCCACGGAAAGCGCCTGGACAAGCACGGTTTCAGCGATCGGCAACACGTCGCTCGGTAGTAGTGTTTCCGGGGCCATTATTGGCTTAATCGGCAAACTCAGCGGGACATTCAACCTATGAGCACTGCGCTTTATCCCTTCTCCGGAAACGAGCAAAAAAGTATGGCCTTTACGCCGATCCTCGATGGCGAGGTCTACAACTGCCAGACAAAGTGGAATATTGCCGGCCAGCGCTGGTACCTCAATATTACTGATAACTCCGGCGCGAGGCAGCTGACCATGCCCATCGTCGGCTCACCTGACGATTTCGATATAAATCTGCTGTTGGGGGTATTCAGCTCGACAAAAATGGTGTGGCGCATTTCCAGCGGGCAGATCGAGGTAATCAACTGATGCGCTTTTATGATATCCAGATTTTCAACGCCGCTGATGCCAGCGGCAACCCGGGCGCGTTATACCGGCGCTACAGTAGCCTGAAAAATGGCGTCTACAATCCCGGCAGCCTGATGGTCGAATTCGATTTGCTGCGGTTTGGTGAATCGACGCCACAGGGACAAAGCAGCATTACGGTGTGGGGTATCAGCCCTCAGGAAATGCAGCAGGCCCGTCAGGATATGTTCGGCAAGTCCATCAAAATGTGGGTGGGCATGTCGAAGGGATTGCCGCTAGCTAATCCTGCTCAGAGTGGCCTGGTGCTTGATGGAACAATCTGGCAGGTGCTGGGGAACTGGCAGGGAACAGAGTTACGGATGGATCTCATTGTTACCGCCGGGGCCGTGTCCAGTGTAAATCCTGCACCGCTGGCGCCCATCAATTTAACCGTGCCCTGGAACAAGGGAATTAAGCTCTCTGTTGCCCTGACGCAGTGTTTCCAGAATATGGGCGGTGGATATCGTTTCTCGATTAGCGTCAGCGATCGGCTGATCAATAACTTCGACAGCAATATGTTCTGTGGAAGCCTTACTGAACTTGCGTCAAAACTGAAATCGCTGAGTAAAGGCATCATCCGGGACGCGAATTACTCCGGCGTCGAAATCACGATGGTCAACGGCAAAGAAATCCGGGTTTTCGACAACGATTTCGATAATCACCAGGATAAAGACTCGAAAAAAAGCGCGTCATACCGGAATAAAAAACCTGTCCAGATTGATTTCAAAGACCTGGTGGGGCAGCCGACATGGGTGCAGTTTGGCACCGTCAGCATTCCCTGCGTGATGCGCAGCGATATCCAGGTGGGCGATTACATCCGGATGCCGAAGAAGCTGCGCCCGATGATCCAGGCTTCTTCTTATTCGCAGTTCCGCGACGACTCCGCATTTACGGGCGATTTTCTGGTGTCTTCGGTCCGGTTACTGGGAAACAGCAGGCAGCCCGATGCAAACAGCTGGGTAACGGTGCTGGAGGCCCATCCAACCGGAGGAATAGCCGCACAATGAGCCTGAATAAAAAACTGAATTTTGGCGGCAATATGCATAGCTTTGCCGACCAGAAGATTGCCGATGCCATGCAAATGGCGGGCAAGGTGTTACCGGCGAGCGTAGTGGCGCGTTCCGGCCACATGATCACCGTCTCTTTCCTCCTGCGCGACATACCCTATGTGCTGCCACAAATCACGATACCGCTGTTTGGCCCGGAGTACATTCGCTATCCCATGCGCAAAGGCAGTAAAGGGATTGTGATCCCCGCTGATACCTACCTGGGCGGCGCCAGCGGCCTCGGCGGGGGAACGGCTGACCTCACGCCGCCTGCAAACCTCAGCGCGCTGGTGTTCCTGCCGATCAGCAACACCGAATGGCAGGACGTCGATTACAACGTGCTGACGCTTTACGGGCCGGAGGGGATCACGCTTCGGGATTCAGCCAGCAAGACGACGTTTCTGCTCACGCCGCAGAGCATCACGATCGCCACGCCTTCGCAGTTTCAGGTAACGGTCGGCGGAACGGTGTTAACGCTGACTGAAGGCATGTGGTCGCTGACAGGCCAGAGCGGAACGCTGAAGGACAGCGCCGCCAGCACCAGCCCACAAATTATGCATGAGGGCTGGCAGCAGCTGCTGCAGTGGCTTAATTCACATCAGCACAGCAACGGCAACGACGGGAATAATACCGGAGGGCCGACGTCACAATTCGACGGGAGTATTACTGAATGAGAACTTATGGCCGGGATGGAGCGGGTAACTGGGTTACGGTCACTACCGATGAAAATGGCTACAACGATGCGGTCTGGCTCACTACCCTGGTGCAGAATTTGAAGCTGGCGCCGCAGGAATCCCCCTTTTTTGCTAACCACGGTATTCCGGCGAATGGCTCAGTGATTCAGCAGATCCTGCCGACATTTTATGTTAACCGGCTCCAGCAGCAGTTCAGCCCGTATTTCTCCTCTCTCCAGATAGCGCTGATGGAATCTGACCCGCCCGTATACAACATCTCAGCGATCACAAACTCTGGTTCTAAAATTGTCACACAGGTATACGTATGAGCGATTTACCCGTTAATTATGATATTGCTGGCCCGGTACCGCAGACGACGGATGCGCTGCGCCAGATGGTCATTGATACCGCAACGCAGCTCTCCCCGGGCATTACGACAGACTTACCGGGTTCACTGGTCGAAGACATGGTGAGCACCAGCGTCGGTGCGCTGGTTGTCGTGGATCAGGCCCGGGTTGATTTGATTAACTCCTGCAGCCCGTATGCGGCGAACGTGCACCTTCTGGCGCAGCTCGGCGGGATGTACGGCGTGCAGAAAGGGCAGGGAACAAATACGTCGGTTTATGACGTGTTTTCCGGGCCGCCGGGCTTTGCCATCCCGAAAGGGTTCATCATCGGTGACGGTACTTACACCTATTCCGTACAGCGCGATACGATGATCCCCAGCAGTGGCCAGACAGAGCCGGTGTATTGCCTGGCGACGACGGAGGGAACCTGGGCTGTCCCTGCGGGTTCAGTCAATCAGATCAAAACCTCGTTGCCGGATGGCATAGCCATCACCTGCACGAATCTTACAGACGGGCTGCCCGGCGCGCAGGAACAAACCTTTGCATCATATCGATCGCAGGTCTTTCAGGCGGGAATGTACGGCGTGCAGGGAACGCCCGATTGTTACCGAATCGAGCTGAAGAACGTCTATGGCGTGCAGGAGAATCTGATCTCGTATCGGCAGGCTGCTTTGGGCGCGTGGGTAGCCGTTGTGGGTGGTGGTGATCCGTATGAGGTGGCTTACGCCATCTATAAAGCGGTACCGGACATTTCAGTTTTGACGAATGACGTTTCCAACCCGTCCGGCTCGCCCGTCGAGAAAAAAACAATTCCGATCACGGTTTATCCCGATACTTATCAGGTGCCGATGGTGGTTCCCTCTTCACAGAATGCCTCCGCGCTGATCACCTGGAATACTGTATCCACCACTTATATTGACCCAACGGGAATTGCGAAGGCCGTTCAGCAAAATATTGCTGACTATATCAATGCGATTGCCGTCGGTGAGCCTATCAATATTTTCCAGATTCAGGATATTTTCCTGACGTCAGTACAGGGCCTGGTGCCTGCATCGCTTATTTCGATGATTGACATCCAGATCGGTATTAATGGGGTGATTGTCCCGCCGTCGGCTGATTCAAGCCTGGTATACGGTGACACTTACGCCTATTTCTCCACTTCCGCTGATAAAATTCAGGTTAAGCAATATGGCAGCACCTCTTGAAACGATTATTCCGGCGTATCCGTACACGCAGTACAACGATGACCCGAACATCGTGGCCTTTTTCCAGGCCTACAACAAAATCGTCCAGGGTTATCTGGATTATCTGAATTCGTTAAATCTTCCGTGCTGGACGTCACCGGCTATCACCGGGGATCTTCTCGACTGGATTGCTTTGGGCATTTACGGAGAGACACGCCCGTTATTGCAGGTATCTCAGGAAGCGATAGCTAAGGGGGCTTATAACACCATTGACTACAACACGATCCCCTATGCCGGGATGAAAAACTTCGTGCCAGGCGCGACGACCTATGTAGTCGATGATTACTTCAAGCGGATCCTGACCTGGAATTTTTATAAAGCCGACGGTTTTCAGTTCAATCTGGACTGGTTGAAAAGGCGCATCGCACGCTTTCTCTGTGGTCCGAATGGCATTGATCCTCCCGTAACTAACACCTTTGATATTTCTGTCGTTCCGAACAACGGTGTATTCGTGATTATCCTTCCTGATTCAACTGACAGCGTCGGGGTTTTTCTGAAAGAGGCAATAGAGCAGGGGATCGTAAAGCTG